CTGATGTTGAGCTTAAGGTAATGAAAGAAATGTTTGAAGCGTCAGTCGACGGTGAAGCATATGATATGGAACGCTGGGGCCAATACTTCAAACCAGCAGGTATGGGTTCCGCCACAGGCGATCCTAACAAGCCAGCTGCTCAACGCTCTGCTCCACAGGCTGCTCCGGCAGCTGAAGAAGAAGCGCCTTGGGAAGAACCAGCTGCTCCTGTAGCCAAAGCTGCTCCTGCTCCAGCAGCAGCAGAAGGTGCTAGTCGTGCTCAAGATATCTTAGCAAAGATTCGTGCTCGTCAGCAATAATAGGTAATACGGCTCGAGCCTCTAAGACATAGTTCTTACGCTCGAGTTCTTTTCACTACAGGATAATAATATGGCAAAAGCATTTGATATTTCTAAATTTAGAAAGTCAATTACGAAGTCTATCGAAGGACTTAGCATTGGCTTTAATGATCCAACTGATTGGGTCAGCACAGGTAATTACGCTCTAAATTATCTGATCAGCGGTGATTTTAACAAAGGTGTTCCGCTTGGTAAAGTGACTGTGTTTGCCGGCGAGAGTGGTGCAGGCAAGTCATACATTTGCTCTGGTAACCTTATCAAGGCCGCACAATCACAAGGTATATACCCAATTCTAATCGATACAGAAAACGCACTCGATGAAGATTGGCTCAAAGCACTAGGTGTTGATACCAATGAAGATAAGTTGTTAAAACTTAATATGGCTATGATTGACGATGTAGCAAAAACTATTACAGAGTTTGTTGCAGAGTATAAGGCAATGCCAGAAGATACTCGTCCTAAGGTCTTGTTTGTACTTGACTCACTAGGTATGTTGTTAACTCCAACAGACGTTAATCAATTTGAAGCAGGTGATTTAAAAGGTGATATGGGCCGTAAGCCTAAAGCACTGACAGCACTTGTTCGTAACTGTGTTAATATGTTTGGTTCACTAAACATTGGTCTAGTTGCAACTAATCACACATACGCTTCACAAGATATGTTTGATCCAGATGACAAGATCAGTGGTGGACAAGGTTTCATTTATGCTTCTAGTATCGTTGTTGCTATGAAGAAAATGAAATTGAAAGAAGACGAAGATGGTAACAAGATTTCAGAAGTCAAAGGTATCCGTGCAGGATGCAAGATTATGAAAACACGTTACGCAAAGCCGTTTGAAAGTGTACAAGTGAAGATTCCTTACGAAACAGGTATGAATCCGTATAGCGGACTGGTAGACCTGGCTGAAGCTAAAGGTATGCTCAAGAAAGAAGGTAACAGTCTTGTCTACACTACAGCCGACGGTGAAATCATCAAGCAGTTCCGCAAGGCCTGGGAAAGAAATGAAAACGGTGGCTTAGACGCTATTATGTCAGACATTTCAAAACACGGCGAAAATTCCGCTTCAGAGATAACTAATAATGTTGAACCTGAAACGGAGACCCAAGAATGAAAGATGATTTAATTGCTGATCTGTGGAATGTGGTAGTCGAACACATTCCAGAAAAATCAAGAAAAGACGTTGCCTACGACTTCATCAATACTTTACTAGACTACGGTATTAAAGATTCAGTCCTTGAAAGCCTTCAAGGTATTGATCCTTACCTAGACGATGCAATTAACTATGCTATCGACGGTGAAGAAATTGAAGAGTCTGACGAAGACGACTATTATGAAGATGAGGATTAAATGAATTGGTATGATCGTGTTTCAAAGGATATTAGTAATATTCCAGATGCTGTGGCCTATTATGAAGCTGAATTACTTTCAGCAAAACAAGATGTCCGTGTAGCGGGAAGCATCGAGAAAGCCTCTGCGCAAATGCCAGGCATTGTTGAAACACGATTTAACCAACTTCAGGAAATCGAAGGTATTCTAGAATATCTTAACATCGAACTTCGCAGGCTTCGTAGTCAGCATTTTCGCAGATATTTAGAAAATTATCAAAGATCTTTGAGTTCTAGAGACTGTGAAAAGTTTGTAGAGGGCGAGGCAGACGTTGTTGACTTTGAAAAAATTATCAACGACTTTGCCTTACTACGCAACAAGTGGCTAGGCATTATCAAAGCACTAGACATCAAGCAGTGGCAGTTAAGCAATATTGTTAAACTTAGAACTGCGGGATTAGAAGACGCTACTCTTTAATCCAATGCCAAGTAGCCCATTGCCAATACGGTAATGGGCTTTTTTCTGAAAACGCTGTCAACATAATGTCTTGACACTGTGTTTCTAACTTTCCATACTTACTTCTTCTTTCAACAGAAAGATTGCTTTTAATTAAAAGCTGTCCTCCTGAATTGAGATTTTTCATACAGTTGTTGACTAACTCTTTCCAATCGTCAACGGTCCATTCTGCATTTAATTCAAAAGTTGTTCGAATCATTATAATGCAATCCCACGGGCCTTCTGGGATAGTTTTATCATAGTTAGGGAATAATTTACATTCTGTAAGATCTAGGCCAGCATCATGATAAAATGGTCTAAGCTCTCGATCAGTTCTTCCAAAATAGGTACCAAGATAGCTGTGACCGTGGTGCTTAGATATAGACCCAAAGTGTCCAAGCCCTGCACCAATATCTAATATTTTTTGATTTTTTCTTTTATCTAATTCTAATATTTTAAACAGTTCTAATTTTTCTTCTAAGAACTGATCTTCGGATAGATACTTTAACCATCCTTGCATATTTAGATCCAATGCTAGTTTCTGTTGCTCTGGCACACGACATATAACTTTTGCTTGTTCGATATTCATAAAAATTCCAAGTTTCAATATTTACCATTATCATAGCATATAAATACCAGTATGAAAAAAATTGTTTTAATCACCGGCGGATTCGATCCCTTACATTCTGGGCACATTGCTTATTTCAAAGCAGCTAAAAAATTAGGCGATATTCTTATTGTTGGAGTAAACTCTGATGCGTGGCTAACACGTAAGAAAGGTGCTCCGTTTATGCCGTATGTAGAACGTTCTGCTATTGTACGCAACATTATCGGAGTTGATTTTGTTATCGACTTCGACGACAGCGACGGTAGTGCTAAACGTGCTATTCAAATGGTGCGTTCGAGTTATCCTACCGACAAAATTGTTTTTGCTAACGGCGGAGATCGAACTAATGAAAATATTCCAGAAATGGATTTAGATGACGACAATCTAGAGTTTGCTTTTGGCGTTGGCGGGTTTAATAAAGCCAATAGTTCTAGTTGGATCTTACAAGAATGGAAAGCCCCTAAGACTGAAAGACAATGGGGCTATTATCGTGTGCTACACGAAGTTCCTGGTATGAAAGTTAAAGAACTTACAGTTAATCCAGGCTGTAGTTTATCGATGCAGCGTCATCAATACCGTGCAGAATATTGGATTGTCAGTGAAGGTAGGGCCATTGTTAACAGTATGATGTCTGGGGGGTATGCTCTACCATCAACTGAGTTAGCACTTCACGAAGAATATAAAATTCCAGTTCACGAATGGCATCAACTAACTAATCCTTACGATGTACCTTGTAGGATTGTAGAAATACAATATGGTGAAAAATGTAACGAAGAGGATATCGAAAGAAAATGATTCCAGTGTTTATAGGGTATGATCCAAGAGAAGCAATTGCCTATCACGTATGTGTGAACAGTATTGTTAGAAATGCAAGCCAGCCAGTGGCAATAGTTCCTCTGGCATTAAATTTGCTTAAAGACTACAAAGAAGAACACACAGACGGTAGCAACCATTTCATCTACTCACGATTTTTAGTTCCGCATCTAACAGGATATAACGGCTGGGCGATCTTTATCGACGGCGATATGTTACTGCGTGACGACATTACTAAATTGTGGGAAATGCGAGAAGAAGATAAAGCAGTAATGGTTGTTAAACACAAGTACGAAACAAAACTTACAACAAAATACCTTGGTGCTAAAAACGAAAACTATCCTTGTAAAAATTGGAGCAGTGTGATACTTTGGAATTGCGGTCATCCGGCAAATAAAAAAGTAACTCCTCAATTTGTGCAAGAATCCACTGGAGCACAACTTCATAGATTCACTTGGCTTAAGCCAGAACAAGTTGGCCAGCTGCCAATTGAGTGGAATTGGCTACCAGACGAGTACGGTGTTAATCAAGGTGCAAAACTATTACACTACACACTAGGTACGCCTAGCTTCCACGAATTTGCCAACACTCCAATGGGGGACGAATGGCACCGTGAAAGAATCTACACAGAATATTGTCAGCAGCACGGCCTATGAGCAAATGGATATTTCTCAGCAAGGGAAACCAAGACGATTATATAAATTTGTTTGCTCACGGCTGCGGTGAAAACCCAATTGATCCGGATAATTTTACGTTCGAAGAATCAGATAATCCGTTGGTATTAAGAGGAATTCTTAAAAAGAAAATAATGAAGCAATGCCTTAAAGAGGGCAGAACGTTTTATTATATGGACACTGGATATTTTGGTAATGAAAAAACTTCTAGCAATCCCAATGGTTGGAAATACTGGCATCGTATTGTAAAAAACGATCTACAACACGGTGAAATTATTAATAGACCCGATGATAGATTCCGTCAATTTAAAAAGACATTTCAGCCTTGGAAGAAAGACGGTCGTAAGATTTTAATTGCAAAGCCTGATGAAAAACCTTGTAGATACTACGGCATTGATCTAAATCAATGGGTAGAAGATACAGTAAAAACTATTCAGAAATACACTGACAGACCTGTAGTTGTTAGAGAGCGAGCACCACAGCGTATAGATAGAATTACCACAAATACATTACAACAGGCCTTAGACGATGATGTATTTGCATTGGTTACATTTAACTCTGTTGCCGCAGTAGAAAGTATATTCCACGGTATACCGGCGTTTACTCTAGCACCTGCAAACGCTGCTAGTCCTGTGGCATTACAAGATTTAAGTAAAATAAACGAACCTTATTATCCGAACAGCGATAAGTTATATGCTTGGGGATGTCATCTTGCCTACGGGCAATTTCATATCAGCGAGTTAAAAAATGGCAAGGCCAAAGAGATGTTAGAAAATGAAAGATGATTCAATAGAAAACTTCTTGGTCATTGGATCAGGAAATGTAGTGACTGCCGAAGCTGACGAACAAAAACCCTTGGTACTTCGGGGTGTTATTAAAAAAGATTATATCTATAATTGCATTGAAAATAATCGAGACTACTATTATGTTGACACTGGATACCTAGGTAATTTTCCTAGTCCCGGTAATACTAGTGGAAAAAAGAAATGGCATCGAATTGTAAAGAATGGTCTTCAGCACGATCAAACTTTTAACGTGCCCGACGATCGTTGGAAAGCGTTATTAAAACAAGATCCTAGATTAGAATGGAAAGGTTGGAAAAATTACAACAAGAAAATATTGTTAGTGATGCCAAACCCTAAAGCCTGCAAATTCTACAATGTTGATTATGATCAGTGGGTAGAAGAAACTACCAATCAAATTAAACAACATATCGATCTTCCTATTGAAGTACGAATTAAAGGCTCACGTAGCGAACGAAATCAAGGATACACAATTTATGATGCATTTGACAGCGGAGTATATGCTACTGTGGCATTTAATAGTATTGCCGCATTAGAATCAATTTTATACGGGATACCAGCATTTGTTTCGGTTCCCTGTGCTGCTAGTCCACTGGCTAGTTATGACTTATCAGAATTAAAAAATCCTTTTAAGCCTTCTTTAGAACAAATAACAAAACACTGTCATTCAATAGCCTACGGCCAATTTACTATGGAAGAAATTAGTAGTGGCCACGCCTGGAGAATAATGAATAGGTATCCGTATGAAACTTCTATTAAACGATAAAGAAATCTCTCACTTTTTAGTCAGCCAGGTTGATCACCTAGATGCACTAAAGATGCTGTGGAACAATCAAGAAAAAGCCGGTGAAGTAATTTCTTATATTATCTTTGAAAAGCAAAAACCAAAATTTAATTTGGAAAAAATGCGAAAAAAATTCAAAGATAAAATCCGCGGCGCAGTCGAACGAGATCTAAAGTCTTGGTGGGGCAGTGCCAAGGATATGCTAGACAATAGAAAAAAATTCTACTTTAAACTGATCAATCAAAATTTAGATTACTTCGTTGACAAAATTGGCGAAGATGTTATCTTTGATCAATACAAGAAAAGTTGGAAACAAAACTTTGTCAAAAGTGTGGGCTATCAAATTGATCCGAAAGCTGTTATGGTGCGGAGAACTAAATTTAATAATCCGCAAGAAAACTGCCTAATTAGAAACACCGTTGGTAACGAGCAGTTATTAATTTCTAAAATTGATAATAAATTGCCCTTTTGGTTTATAGACAGTGGTTACACAAATTTTGTTGAATCAAACAAAAAATGGCATCGCATTGTAGAAAATCATCTACACTACGGTCAATTCTTTGATGCGCCGGCTGATCGTCTAGGAAATTTTAAAACTTTTCCCAAGCCTTGGAAAACTGGTGGAGATAAAATCTTAGTCATAGAACCTGGGTCGTTCGCTGCTAATATTTTTCACGTAAACATTGCAGATTGGAAAAAATGGGTAGTTGAAGAGCTAAGAAAGCACACTGACAAAGAAATTGTTTTTAGAGAAAAATTTCCTAAAAAAACTAGACCTAATTTGTTTAAGCATCTTAACGAAGAAGATTATTACTGTGTAATAAGTATCAATTCAAACGCAGCTACAGAAGCAGTATGGGCCGGTGTGCCTATTATTACCCTAGGCACACACATAACAAATCCTATTGCTCGTAATAAGTTATCAGACATCAATGATCTTTATAGACCAAACATTGCTAGTTGGTTGGCAATGTTAAGTTACAGTCAATTTACCTACGAAGAATTGTTAGATGGTACTGCTGTAAAATTAATTAAGAAATACCATGTCTAAGATAGCTGTAGCGTACTTTGGCGGCATTCCGCCTGGAAATAAGAATCAAGAAAAACCGCAGATACTTAATAACTTCTGCCAAGGTGTTACTGCCTCTGGAGACCGTGCAATTGCACATCAAGGTATGAATGTTATCCCTTGTGATGTTGCACTAATACAAGGATTTGTACACGAGCACGGCAAAACAGCACCGCATCTAATGTTACGTAAACAGGCTATAGATCTACAAAAAAATAACGGCAAGCGTAGTTTAATCGTAGACAGCAATCTATTTTTATATGCCGACCCTGGCAATACTAGAACCTATCTTCGTTATAGTTTTGACGGAGTGTTTCCTACTACTGGCTTTTATTTTGATAAAGATGTAGATCCTAGTCGTTGGCAAAAAATAAAAAACGATCTACGCATAGATCTTAAGCCTTGGAGACAAGTTGGAGATTATATTTTAATTTGCCTACAACGAAACGGCGGGTGGTCAATGGGCGGAATTAGTACAGCCGATTGGTTGAACCAAACTATACATCAAATTAGATCTCATTCTAGAAAACGTCATATAGTAGTTAGAGGACACCCTGGAGATAAGAAAACTATCCAGGCGATTCAATTAAATCACAAAAATGTGTCAATAAGTAAAAACGAAAAACTAGTTGACGATTTACGCAATGCCTGGGCTACGGTAGTTTACAATAGCAGTCCTAGTGTGGCTAGTGTTATCGAAGGAGTTCCAACTTTCTTAACAGATCCTATGCCTCAACGTAGTCAGGCGTTTGCAGTTGCTAATACAGATCTGTCAAGATTAGAAGATCCCTTAATGCCTGATAGACAACAATGGATTGAAAAGCTATCTATGTGCCACTGGACTTTTGAAGAATTAAGATCTGGCGCTGCCTGGCAGTTTTTTAGGCAATACGTTTAAATTTGTTGCCAGTAGGCTTCTTTTCTTTTAACTAAAAGATCGGTTCTTTTACTTTTCCCTAATTCTTTTCGTCCGCCTTTAAGGTGATCTAACCACGCACCCCAAAAACTATTAATCAACGGGTGCCCTTCACCGGTAACTAGGCCTTCACTCCAGTTCCATTGTTTTAATTGAGGAAATTTTACTCTAACTGCGTCAAAGACAAAACTGTCGTGCCACTCTGCTAGGTCGAAGATACCGTGTTCGGCGTGATCGTACATCCTTTGAAATTCTTTAAGGAAGTTAATGGTCATTTCAGATTTTAAATTCATTGAATACAGACCGCATTCAGAAAATTTACCTTTACGACCAAGGTAACATAGATCTTTGTCCAACGGACAATACTTTTCTAGGTCGTGTTGCTGTATAGGACTGTGACAAATAGTGTCAGCGTCCATCCAAAGCAACACATCAGCATCGATATTCTTAGCACAATGAAAAATACTGTAAACTTTGTGACTAAATCTTATAGCGTGCCATTTAAATCCTTTACCTGAGTCTTTTCGTCTAGATCTTATCGGATCAGCGGTAACATCTCCGTTGGCCTTAGGCACATTTTTCCACTTTTCTTTAAACGCAACCAACTCTGGAGAGGAAGAATGAAGATCGTGTACAAATAAATTTGGTGCTGACTCAGATACCTGACAATTTTCTGCATAGACGTGGAGATCTACAGTTGCAGGCCAATTTTTAAGAAATGTTTGAATCATATTTCGGCCATACGTGTCGTATCCCGATTGATGAAAGGTAGTAACTACTGATATTTTCATTGCATCATTTTCCAAGCGTGAAATAAACCTAATTGTTCGATCGGTCTATAGTGGTGCATCCACAATAATTTTGTTTTTTCTCTATCTACTAGGTCGTTGCCCTCAATTAAAATGTAAGGTCTCGATTTAGCCCAGAGAGATACCGCATTATTCAGTTCGTGTAGTCTATCTAGGTCAACCATAATAGCCGAAGGGTTTCCAATTTGACCAATATCTCGAAAATCTTGCCTATACACTAAATTTTTTGCTCTGAAATCAGGCGGAACACTGTCTACTACAAACACCGTGTTGAATATTTCTGTAAGTTCTTTGGTCATACCAAACCCTTTTCCTATAACTAAAACAGTTTCAGGATTTTTTAACAATTTGGTAATTCTTTTTATAAATTTACTCATCGTAGACATTAAATACTCAGTTATTTATAAGGTCATATGAGATTCAAATTATATCGAGAGTACGGTGCTCTGAATAGTCCGCCAGTGTTTGATGCAGTCGAACGAGGATTAGTAGCCTCAGGTCACCAAGTAGTGGCCGATGGTGAAGAAGTGGCCGTTATTTGGTCAGTTTTGTGGCAAGGCCGTATGGCCAACAACCAAAAAATTTATCAAGAATGTCGACGTGCGGGTAAGCCAGTAATTATTATCGAGGTAGGTAACCTTAAAAGAAATGCCACTTGGAGAATTTGCCTTAACCACATCAATGGCCTTGGAGAATTTGCCAATGACACTGACTTAGATCCGTTGAGACCGGAAAAATTAGGAGTTCGACTATTACCAGTTAACGCTCGACGTAGACCAGAAATACTAATTGCAGCTCAACACCAATACAGTCTACAGTGGCAAGGTCAACAAACAATGTCCAACTGGGTGCGAGATACTGTAATTAAAGTTAAAGAGTACAGTAACCGCAAAATCATCGTAAGACCACACCCACGCTCACCTTTTAGGGTAGACATCCCGGGAGTTACTTTAGAGTATCCTCAAAAAATTCAAGGCAGTTATGATGACTTCAACATTGACTACTCCTTTCATTGTGTGATCAATCATAACAGTGGCCCTGCGGTGCAAGCGGCAATAAATGGAACCCCGGTAATTTGCGATTCTACCAGTTTAGCAGCCCCAATTAGTGGAAAAATTTCAAATATAGAAAACATTGAATTGCCCAATAGAGAAGAATGGTTTTTAAAATTATGTCACACCGAATGGACAGTTGAAGAAATTTCTCAGGGAATACCTTTTATTAGGCTGATGGCAAAAATTCCTGGTTGACTTTCATATATCAACTCTATATAATGTAAAAATGCTATCATCGTTCTACGTCGAAGACATTTTTTTAGAATTTTATCATATTGCTGATATTAAATCTCTGCCGATACAACGCACAGACCTAGCTCCCATAAGTAGTTTTTTCATTACACTGAGCAATGGAAACCAACTGACCGAAAACCAAGGAAAATTTATACTGAAAATCCTTGAAAAATACAAAAATTTGGCAGCAGCAGCAAACTTCGATTACACTAGCTTATTAGAAAATCCTAAATGGAAAATGCCATTTAGGGTAATGGACTACTCCAAAAAAATATTTGTCAACAGCGACGAAAGTGGTAACCTATGGATCTGTATGAAATTTCCTTACCAGCTAAAAAAGGCAGTCGACGACGAAATTTGTGGTGGCTCTAGCGGATTTCTTGGATCAGTGTGGGATGCCGAAAACAAGGTAAGAAAATTTTCAGTTAACGAATCAAACGTTGTTCAAATAAATGAATTTGTTTTAAAGAACGGTTTTGAAATCGACGATTCTTTTTTAGCACTACTAGCAGACATTGAAGAAATTTGGCAAAATCAGGAAAAAATTACCCCACGATCTGACATTGTTGACGACACAGTAGTATTGATCAATTCCACCGACGATGCACAACAATACTGGGATGCACATCGATCAGGAAATCTTGCCGATGATATTTTGTTGGCAAAGAGTATGGGATTTCGACTGCTAAAATCTCCAACCAACACCCTAGAAAAAATAGGAAATTCAACATCTAACTCTTTTTGGATTAAGACTAATTTAGAATTTTTATCTATCTGTAGATCTATCAGTGGTAAGGTATGCGTAGTACTAGATCGTGTTGGTCGCACACAAGAATGGTTAGAAAAATTTGCTGCTGATGTAGAACGTGCAGGTATTCCCAGGTCTGAAGTCAAGGTATGTTTTAGAGCAAACAAAGAAGAAGATCCAGAATTAAATCAGTGGATTAAGGACCAAGGGTTTGGCGGTAAAGTTGAAGATGGCAGGATTTTAATCTTCAATCATAAACCTGCAAAGTGGTTGTTTAAAGAAACAGAATCTGTTAAAATATTAGCTAGTAATAATTTATATCCGTCGACTAACCAGTTATCAAGAGATTGGTTTAATAGTCACCCGTGTGTCATATATGTAGGAGATATAAAGCCATCGCAATCAAAGGAACAAAAAATTGTCAACCTGTAAACTAGTAATTAAGGATGAAGTTAATATAAAGGTAGACGGTCTATCGGTCGAAGTTAGGCGAAAGATTGTCAACAAATTAAAGTTTGAACTGCCGTATGCTCGTCATATGCCAGCGTTTAAACTTGGCAGATGGGACGGCACAAAAACTTTCTTTGGTATTGGCGGTACTGGCTATCTTGCGCATCTTGATATTATACTTCCTATAATCGAAGAAGCTGGATATGAAATAGACGTTGAGGATCTTCGCAATCCTCATAATTTTAAATTTGCACCTGTGACTGAAAACTATTGGGCTGACCAAGGTAAGGTTTGGCCTAAAGGTCACGTTATGGCTGGACAACCTATTGTTCTTCGTGACTATCAATTTGATGTGGTTAATAAATTCTTAGAGAATCCACAAAGCCTACAAGAAGTTGCTACTGGTGCAGGTAAAACAATCACCACATCTACACTGAGTCACTTATGCGAGCCATATGGCCGTACAATGGTCATTGTTCCTAACAAGAGTTTGGTTGTACAAACAGAAGAAGACTATAAAAACCTAGGTCTTGATGTTGGTGTCTATTTTGGTGATAGAAAAGAATTAGGCCGCACTCATACTATCTGTACCTGGCAAAGTCTTAACGTATTAGACAAAAAGAGTTACGACGACGAAAGCCTTACTCTAGCAGAATTTGCCGATGAAGTATGTGCAGTTATCATTGACGAAGTACATCAAGCCAAGGCAGAAGTACTGACAAAATTACTTACTCAGAATTTTAAGAACTGTGCTATTCGTTGGGGCCTTACTGGAACTATTCCTAAAGAGAAGTGGGAATTTCAAAGTCTATTGGCTAGTATAGGGCCAGTAATTAATCAAGTCACTGCTCACGATCTTCAACAAAAAGATGTGTTGGCAAAACTTGAAATTAACATTTTACAAACTAATGATGTAGAAGTCTTTAGAACTTATCAAGAAGAATACACTTGGTTAGTCACTGACGATAAACGAACAACTTGGATTTCAAACAAGATAAAAGAACTAGCACTAACTGGTAACACTCTAGTGTTGGTTAACAGAATTGATACAGGAAACAAACTAATTTCTTCTATTCCAGATGCTGTGTTTATCAGCGGAGCAGTAAAATTAGATGACCGAAAGGAAGAATATGATGAAATTAAAACTAGCGATGGCAAGGTTATTGTGGCGACTTATGGTGTGGCCGCTGTGGGTATTAATATCCCTAGGATTTTTAATCTGGTTCTTCTTGAGCCCGGAAAGAGCTTTGTCCGAGTTATACAGAGTATTGGGCGAGGCATTAGAAAAGCGGAAGACAAAGACTTTGTACAAATCTGGGATATTACCAGTACCTGCAAATATGCGAAACGTCACCTTACAGAAAGAAAAAAATATTACAAAGAAGCCAAGTACCCATTTACATTAACAAAAGTGAACATATGAAAATTTTAACATTAAACAATACAGCATTTGATCTAAACGATCTTCCGGAAGAAGTTGACGAAGATACTAGATTTTCTGTGCTAGATAATTCTAACCCAGCTGATCCAGATTTTTATTTTATGCCTCTAATATTTTTAGAGTCGTTTAACAGTCCAGCTATTTTATTAAACATTGGAGGCTACGAAGTACAAATGCCTTTAGATTGGTGTATGGTAGTTGCCGATAAAGACTGCGGGTTAGATCCAGAAGTGTTGCCGTTGACTTCGATTAATGAACGAGGGTTTGATGCATTGTTATTCAATCCAATCAAAGGGTTTAAGGCAGACTACGCACCTATTGAAATCGTAAACATTTACCAAGATGTCCGTTGGTATTTTCCAAAAATGAAGAACGGACAGTTATTAACAGTTCCGCTGGCAGAGGGAGTAAATCCTCCTTGTGCATTCTTTGTCAAAGAAGTTAGTCGCCAAAGTGAAGTATTACAGTTGCATAAACTGATATAATGCCATTAGATAGTCTTATGTGGGACAACGAAAGCTGGAAACGAAGATGTATAGGTTGGGAGAAACAGTTTGCATTATTTCCACATAGGTGTTTCTACACTGGTAAATATCTGTGGTTAACGCAGGCATACCACGGCACAGCAATGGTTACAGGCCCAGGTGAGCCCGTATTTGAATATAGATGGTGTGAAAAGAAAACATATCTATTTCTTAAGATAAAAGGTACAATATGAAAGCAGGTAAGGTATGGGGACAAACAGAGCTATTAGAAGCCAACGGTGTACTAG